AAGCAGGAACCCGAAAATGATGGCTACGGAGAAGTTGACTTCTCAAAACTAGTGGAGGTATAGCATGGACGTAACAGGTTATCTTCCGATTGAACAGAGTAAAAATGCAGAAAACATAAAAGATGGAGATTATCAGAAAGATGGACTTTGGTACTGTGGCGTTTGCCACAGGCCGAAGCAGCACCGGATAGAGCTGGCATCGTTCAAGCGGATAGTATGGTGTATATGCCAGTGTGACGCTGACCGGTTACAGGAAAGAAAGGAAAAGGATGATTACGAGGAACGAATGCGGTATGTGCAGCGGTTGAAAATGGCAAGCTGTATGCCCCGGGATTGCATGGAAGCGAGCTTTTCTGAGTACAGAGTCCGCAAGGAAAATGAGAAGGCGTTCAATATTGCAAAACGGTATGTGGAACGCTTTGGGACTATGAAACAGGAAGCACAGGGTCTTTTGCTGTATGGCCCGCTTGGAACCGGGAAGTCCTATACAGCGGCGTGTATTGCAAATGCACTCATGGAACAGAGCGTGCCGGTAATAATGACATCCTTTGTAGAGATCCTGAAGGATATTCAGGGCAGGGGAAGCAAAGAAGCTGAATATATGGACGCACTGAATGCAGCTACCATGTTGATTATTGATGATCTGGGCGCAGAGCGTGATTCAGCGTATGCAGTAGAAAAGGTATATAGCGTAATTGATCGGCGGGTGCGCTCCGGGAAACCAATGATTCTGACAACCAATTTAAAGGTGCAGGATATGGTCGGGTGTGCGGATCTGAGCTTACGCAGAATATACGACCGGATTTTTGAAAAGTGCTATCCGGTGGAAATGCTTGGAACGTCCTTCCGTTTGGAGGAAGCGGCAAGGCGACAGGCACAGATGAAAATGTTATTTGCTTAAAGGAGGAAAAGCATGGGAACGAACAAAGTAGGAGAAAACATCAAGAAGCTTCGGACGGAAAGCGGTCTTTCACAGAAAGAAGTTGCACAGGCGATCGGCAGAAGCGAGAGCCAGATTGGTGCTTACGAGAATGGATCAGTGGATATGCCACTGAGCGTATTGTTCAAAATTGCAGCTTGCCTGAAATGTGCCCCAGAGGAACTGATTACTGGTAAACAGGAAAAGCCGGAAAAGAAGTGGGACGCGGAGTTGAAGATATTCCATCAGCAGGACAGATTGACAATGATTCAGATTCTTGCAAAGAACGGATATGAGGTGGGGCAGAACAAACGCTACCCGAGTCCAGACAGCAAGACACTGAGCTATTATGTCCACGCAACATTGCTGGAAGATAACGCCGATACGTCCAGAAATGATAAGTAGGAGACGATATGCGGTATATAAGAAAGCCGGAAACGGTGGATGTATTTCAGTTTGGGGCAGATGCAGAAGTATCAGCCCCGAGCTGGTTTATGAAAGAACTGGAAAAAGAACAGATTTTCATTAACCGGGTAATCACAGACGGAGCGACCAAAGTTTACGGATGCACGATCACGACGGCTTATGGAAAACAGAGAGCGAAAAATGGTGATTATATTGTGCGTGCTGCGAATGGCAGCATTTTTCCGGTTAAGAAGAACATATTCAGAACACAGTATGAAAGGGTGAAAACATGAAAGTAGCATTTATTGTGGATGGAGAGCCAAAGGCAAAGCAGAGGCCAAGAGTTGTACAGACAGACCATGGATCCGTAGCATACACACCGAGGCAGACAAAAAATTATGAGGATTGGGTAAAGTGCTGCTATATCAATCAGGTAGGAAGAATAAAATTGCAGGCACCGATCAGAGCTACCATAACTGGCGTATTCCCTATACCGAAAAGCACACCGAAATATAAAAGGGTGAAAATGCTGGCAGGCGAGATTCTACATACAAAGAAAATAGACTGCGATAATCTGGCAAAAGCTATTCTGGATTCACTGAATAAAATTGCTTATGATGATGATTCGGGAATTTCAATGCTGGTCGTTGATAAGATATATGGTGAAATGCCAAGAGTAGAAATCACACTGGAAGAAATCGGACAATAAGGAGGGCAAATGCGTGGGAAAGAAAGGATTGACTGACGAGGATGTTGCAATGATCGCAAGCGTAGCTGCGGAGAAAGCGATTGAGGCGTACAGAAAAAAGGAAGATTCGGAGCGAAAAAAGCGGGAACGTACTGAAAGCAAACCGGCAAAGACAAAGAAGCTGCTGACCGCATACCGCAGGATGAAAACGGATATTGCGGACACAGAGGAGCTGACAGAGGCAGAAAAGAGAGAGTTCCGCTGGCGGTTCATCGAAGATCTTATGGGAACGGCTGTGAGTAATTGCGACCGGACCGAAAAGGACATTGAGAAATATGAGACAAAGCGGAAACAGAATTTGTTCTATGTGCAGATTATTGATCGCGCCATGAAGCTGTATAAACAGGAGTGCGAAAGTTCGCCTTACGAGGAAGATGTTCGTCGGTACAGAGAGGTACATGCCATGTACATTGCTGATGAACCAAAGACCGTGCAGCAGATTTCTGAATTAGAAAATGTCAGCGACAAGACTGTGTACAATGATTTCAGAATTGCATGTGCCGCCATCTCTGTGTATTTGCTTGGAGCCTGAGTTTTACAGGCTTTATGGACATTTTACCACGCATTACAATTCGGACGCTCCCTATGGCTGTGAGGGCTTGTGGGAGCATTTCAAAATGTTTAGGTTTACCTTAGAAACGTACTGCGGTAATATGGTAGTGCGAGTTCCCATGGTTTCGACCATAGCAGGGGCAAGTATTTCTGTTCTTGTATCCTCCAATCACAAGGACACCAGAAAAAGCAGGTGGCTGGACTTACCGCCAGTCACCAATGCCCTGAGGAAAAATGCAGACCGCCGAAAAGGCGGTTTTTTTATACCAAAATTTAGGGGAAAGGAGAATACTATGAACGATAAGAATGCAGTAATGATGGAAAAGTCCGAGCTTATGAAGCTGGTAGACATCACACCATATGCGAACAATCCGCGAAAAAATGATCGTGCAATCGAGCCGGTGATGAACAGTATCAGAGAGTTTGGATTTAACCAGCCGATCGTTGTTGACAAAGATCATGTGATTATCGTAGGACATACCCGGTATCTGGCAGCACTGGAACTTGGGCTTGAAGAAGTTCCGGTATATGTTGCAGCGCACCTTTCCGAAGAACAGGCAAGAGCTTACCGCTTGGCAGACAACAAGACAAATGAGTTGTCTGAATGGGACGCAGGCCTGTTGGAACTGGAACTGGATGCAGTAGAAGATCTGGATATGTCTGATTATGGTTTTGAAGATGATGATGTAGAACTGGACATTCCAAAAGACAGTAAGGACGACAGCGAAAGTCTTGAAACTCAGGAGTACATGAAATTTGCCGGTCACAATGTACCTATGAGTGATTACGAGGTGGAGCTGTTGGAAAAGAAACTGAATGAATATACCGATGAAGCCGGTACTGCTTATGGCTTCGTGCGGCATATTCTGGAAGAATAATGCGGTTTATTGAAAATTATCCAATAGACCAGATCACACCGGCAGATTACAACCCGCGTAAAATCAAAGAGAATGCTTTTGAGAAGTTGCAGGAAAGCCTTTTGAA